AATTTTGTAGCTCTTCATCTGAACATTCTAAAACTTCTTTCATTTTGGTATCCTATCGATTTTTGTTACAACGCTAATTATATATTCGGTTTGCTTTAATTTTCGTTCATTATTGTTATATTTTGAAAAACAACTTTTACAAAATTCATGAGTTCTATCAGTACCACGATGCTTAAAAAAGTTGCCAATTGGTTGCTCAGTATGACAAGAATAGCAAAATACATCACTCATTTACTCTCTCCTTAAGTATTTGCTTAATTAATATGCCTTTTTGTTCATATTGAAACATTTGCTGTTTTGCTTTCTTTCTTGAATCATATATTTCTTGAACCATTTCAGGAACCATCCCTAGTTTATCATTACTAAAGACCGCACCATTAATACCTAATGACATATTATGTTCTTGTAAAAGTTCTGTTGTTCTTTTCCAAATTGATTCATCCAAATTAATTCGTTGTTCTTCTTCCTGTGTATTAAAATGCGCAAGCACGATATCTCTTAACTCATCAGGTAAATCATATTTTGGAATAAATGTTTCTGGACTCATATTAAATCCAACCATTCCAAGTAAAGGATACATTGAGTTAACATCTGATGAAAGAACCCATTTATGTAATCCAGCATTTGGATCACGAACATAACCACCAACTACATCTGGTTTTGGATGATCCTGTCGCATTGGCATAATTTGATTATTCAATAATGATTTATTAGAAATATATTGTGACCATGGTTTTACAGTTCCCATTGAATCACCAACTTGAACACCCATCTTTTCCGCAATCATATTCATTAAGACTGTAAAGTTTGAATTTTCATCAATTCTTCTAATAAGATATGTATCAATAATACCATAATAAACAAATTCTGAATGAGCAAGTTCTTTTACTTCTTCTGTATTGCCCTTTAATGCTTCTTGATAAATTTTAGAATTCTTTTGACGTTCAGTTGGTTTATCAGGAATAATATATTTTCCAGTATAGAAATCATCAAATGCAGCATATTCTGTATGAGGAACTTTCTTTTCTTTAAGTTCTATTTCAGCGATTGTATCTAAAGAATAGTTTGGTCTTGGTGAAAACGTAAATTTTTCATAAACTTCTTTTAAATCTATAAAGAAATGACCTTGTGATTGAACTTTAAATTCCATCTTACCTTGATATTCATTTTCGTTATATGTAACATCTCCATAATTAGAAAGTAAAGATGTATCCATACCTAATTTTTTAAGACGATTGAATATATATGGAAAGTCAAATCCTAATCCATACCAAGCATACATAATTAATGGATCAAGCTTTTTGAATAACGCTAAAAATGTTTCAAGTAAATGAATTTCATTAATGCACTTAATATATTTTACCGTATAATCAAATTCATAATCATTCTCATGTTTCCAATCGCGTAAACCAAGTACAAACATTACTTTAAGTTTGTTATCATAAAATTGTATTAATGAAATTGGTTCAAGCGCTTTTTCAGGGACAGGAAAACCAGATGAAACTGTACCAACACGGGTTTCAATATCAAGATACCAAATACGTGGCTCTAAATTAAATTTATTTTGATTCCAGTAGTTGTCTCTGATATTACGATACATTGGATCAAGAAATCCATAGTGACTACGGCCTTGTTTTGCATTACCTTGGTTTTTCTTTAATTTGATTGATTCATCTAGGATGTATGTGTATAATCCTTTTGAACTTTCTTCATACCATTCGTATGGTAAATTGATTTTTCTTGACATTGAGCGTTGAAGATTTTCATCATAATAACGCTCATAAAATTCGTAGCCAGAACGCCACGTACTTTCAAATAACTTCATTTACTATCCTTCTTTTAATCTTTCTTATTATAATTTATATTTATTTAAAATCTAGGTGAATCTAGATGGGCATTAAATGAATTCTTCTATAAATTTATCTTTAAATTCTTCTGGTGTATCAACATACAGTATTTCAGTAGCATGATTAAACAAATCAACTGCCATAAAATATCCAGAATGTTCGCCATAGTCAAAATTATATTTACCTTTCTTTAAGTGATCATACGCTGTTTTAGATGAACTACAAGAATTTGTTTTTGGTCCTATGTACCATTTAACCCACCAGAAAAATAATTTCTTGTGGACATAATAATAATCACAACTATTAAATGATCTATCTATAGTTACTCTAAACATTTATGTTATTTCTATACGTTTACTTAATCTTTCTTCAACTTTCTTATGTGCCTTTTCAAATCCAAGCATATGAATAAAGTAAAAGACACTAAGAAAATAATACGATTGTGAAACAATTAAAATAAGCATAGCCACATCAAATGTATTTTCAAATATTTTTGGGACTGGCCTTACTAATTTTCTTAAAACATCATCTTTATCAAGAGTATTGATTACAGTATCTGTCCAAAATAAAGTAATTGTTCCCATAAAGGCTGTTATCCATAAAAAGAATAAACTTGCATCCAATGCCCATTCTATATTATAAAATGACCCATAAATAAATCCAGACATTATAGATGCATTTATTAAAAACCATTTTAACGCATTCACGTTATACACCAATTTTCTTTGATCGACTGGCTTTCTCAATTTTACTAATTCCTTCTTCACGTAGATAAGATTCAGTTGCTGTTTGAATACGATCATTTAATCGTTTGTTGATTTCCGAACCTAACTCTGCAGGAAGAACTTTTTCACCAAACAACTCATTAAAATCGTCTTCTCTTAAATTATTACTCTTCCAAATAACTAATGCTTCATCACGTTTAAGTTCTCTGAATTCAATAATATCAAATAATCTACCTTTACGAAGAAGTGCAGTATCAATATCTTCATATGATTGATTAGTTGTAATAATGAACTTTGTTTTGTGTTGTTCAACCCCATCTGTAAATGATAAAAATTGATTTAAGAATACATTTTTATCTTTATCATCAACCGAATTAACTTCAGCATCACGTTTTGTTAGCATATAATCTAAATCATCAATGATACAAAAATCAATTGCTGATGATTCTAATGATCTCCAAAAATTATCATTTACAAGAACATCTGTTGATTTAACATATGCAACACTGATAAATTGATTTTCAAGAGTTGGATTATCTTTTTTCTTATCGTAAGGTAAAATATCTGGATTAGAGAATGCATGCTTAAGAGCAAGAGTACTCATCTTAGATTTTCCAAGACCCGGCTGTCCAACTAATAATAAAATGTTTTCAGCACCAGTGAAAAACTGATCAAACATAATATTTGTATTTATGTACGGGTAATAATCTTCAGATATATAATTTAATTCTTCAACTTTAATTTGCTTCATGTTCTCATCTAAATGAGGACCAGTCATAAAATAACTATGGAAAAACATATCAATTTTATTTTCAATAACACTGTGTTTAATATAGATATTCCAAACATCTGAACAAATTGAATCAGATTTTGTATAAATTGAAGTGAATACATCCATTGAATTACCATGCGTATACATAACAAAATCACTACATACTGTTTTGGTAAAAACAGTATTTTTATTTCTTGAAAAATCAAATACTTCAATATCTTTATAATTAGCATTTAATTCTTTTTTAAATGCTTCATATTCATTTGAAGTAAATGAAAGATCGCTTATAGGAAATGTATATCCTTCTTCTACGTCTCGTTGAATTGAGACAGCATCTTGAGGAGAAATATCTTCTCTTGAGTGTGAAATTACCAAGTTTGTTTTTGACATATTATTTTATTTCCTTAAAGTCATTAATTCTGTACACGCCGCAGCCAAATTTAAATTTTTATCTCTAACTGTATTGGACATATGTTGATATTTTGCTATGATTAATACAACATTTGGATATGATTCCGGTTTAAAATATTTAGAAGCATTATTGTATAAGAAACTATACATATTATCCGGTGCATTAAGTTTATTTATTTCTGTTATCATATCAGTATATGTTGATGGGTTTGTGACTTCCATAACTTTATCAAAAGTATTTAAATCATCTAATTCACCTTCTGTCGCATTAAATACGCCATTTCTACTAAATTTTTGTAGAGCTCCAACCATTGAACGAATTCGTGGATAGTAAGTATTAATTACTGGAACCAATGCTTTAGGATCAAATTGAACTCCTTCATTAGTAAGGATAAAACTTAAACGAGCAAAAATTGGTTTGATCATTTCTTTTTTATCAAAGTTGTTGTAATCATATACCTCTAGACGCTCTAGTAATGGTTCTATGATCTTTTCTTTGTAATTGCCAGTAAATATAAATCTGCAATTTACGCCAAACTCATCGATGAATCCACGAAATGCTTTTTGACCATCTGCACTAAAGTTATCAAACTCATCCATAACAACAATTTTAATATTATCATCAAATGAACTTTGTGAAGCAAACTTTGCAATTTTTCCACGTAATACATCAATACCTTTATCCATTGAACCATTGATCCAAAGGGCTTCACCATCAATTTCTTTAACAATTGCATTTGCCGTGGATGATTTACCTGTACCTGGGTTTGAACTAAATAATCCGAAATGTGGTAAATTTTGATTTTTCACATATTCAGCAAGATCATCTTTAAGTTCTTGTGGTAAAATTAAGTCGTCTACACATTGTGGCATATAACGAACATACCATATTGATTTAGATGCATCTATTTTCTTCATTACTTATCCTTCTAATTATTATTTGAATATTATACCAAATGTTTATTTAAAAATCTTTGGATTCACAAATAAAAAAAGCCGAGAATAAATCCCGGCTTTTTTGATATTATAATTTAATTAAAAATTATTTATTGCTTCTTTTTACTTCTTCATATTTAGAGATTTATCAAGACCTAACTGTAAAGCTTGGTTAGCACTGATGATTCCCATCATATTTTCAAGAGCTGTTGAACTTCCACCTTTACCATCACTACCACCTAAAGTAACTTGATTTTGTGGCGTCCAAGTCTTAACTTTTGATGCAGCGTTCCAAGCATCTTTGTTCATTTGTACAGCTGCTTCTAAACGTAATGATAATGCACCATCTGCTTCAAAGATTAAACGTTTCTTCTCAGCTTCACCTTGACCTTTAGCAATTAACTTCTTCTTCTCTTCAT